ATAGGTTCGCCAGGCACCACAAACGAAAAACTACTCACGGGACTTATGCCAAGCGTTTATCGCACCGGCAATAGCAAACCAAGCCGCCAAAACATAACCCACAACGCTAAACCAAGTGTCAGAATGCCAAGCCAAAACATACAAAGTCAAAGCTGTAAACCAAGCAAAAAAAACAGACAACATCAGTCAAGCCACCTATCTAAACACTTAGTAAACCAAACTAACGCATACGCACCTAAAAAGGTAAAAGTGAACCCTACTGCAACAACAAGAAAGATTGCTTGCAATAGGGCCACGAAATCGTTCATTAGAACGGCAGGTCATCCACAGACTGAGCAGATTCCTGTGCAATCCTCGCAAAGTCTTGCTGCGCTTTGGCAACAGTCTGGTGATCCAACGCAGGTTTCACATCGAACGCGTTCACGTTCACTTTGATTGACTGCTTGCCCTCGTATTCGTCGAGCTTCACCGACAGACTGCCCTTTACAGTCACCACAGCCCCGACACTCGGCAACTCGGTTGACCAAACTGAAAAATACTTCTTGCCTTCGGCTGTCTGCCATTGACCATTCACCATTTCTCTGCGTGGTTCCGCAAGCGTGAAACCCTTTGAACCCAAGTGACGAATCACTTCGCCGGTTACTTCCAAAATAGCCATTTTGTTCCTCTCAATTGAACGGCACTATGTGATTTACATTAGTGCAATCACGGTGACGACACAACCGCAATCCNGGCAAATAAAGTTGACCGTTTAGCATAGGTCTGTCATCGGGATCAAACTCACCAGACCAGGGCAAACACACTTCATCGCCATAGTTTATTTTTTCTTTTCTGACGGCTTTGCAGCTGTCACACTTTGCTTTGAGGTTGTTTCGTTTGCCTGCGATTTCCCATTGGAAACCACAGCGTGAGCAAAGAGCGAAAACATACACACACCAAGCCTAGTGATTTATCTTGGGTTCAATGATTTTAGAATAGTGACCGATAAATGCGTATTCGGTGATTCCTGTTTGGCCGTGACGATTCTTAGCGACAATCAAAGCAATCTCGCCCTCCTTTTTCTTGCTTCGGCTCAAAAGAATAACAACATCAGCATCTTGCTCAATTGAACCTGAGTCACGAAGATCGCTGAGAGTCGGCAAACTGTCTTCTGCTCGACTTTCGACACCACGATTCAGCTGCGCTAACGCTATGACCGGCACATCAAGGTCTTTAGCCATTCGTTTTAGTGCTGCCGAAACTTTGGTCATAGCCTCATAACGACTTTTACCCTCGTTAGCGTCAGTAATCAGGCCCATATAATCAACAACAATGGCTTTCAACGGCAAGCCTTTGCGCTGGTAACTGCGGGCGTAAGCTCGTATCGACGCAAGCGATTGACCGCCGTTGTCGTTTATTGAGATAAGTCGTTTGATTTTGCTTTCGCCTTTTTTGACCCTGTCGATTTCGGCAGCTGTCAATGTTCCCTGTTCAAAAGCCTTGAGGTTGATTTCAAACTGCGACGACATCAGACGGTTCATCAGTTCACGCTTAGACATTTCCAAAGAATGAAACAACACCAGACCGGCCTTTTCGCCTTCGGGTAACTCGTTAGCGTTACGTGCGAAACCCCACGCCATTTGCAAACCCAAAACAGATTTACCCACACCAGGTCGCGCGCCGACGATGTAAAGACCGCCAGGCTTAAACCCATTCAAAAGTTCGTCAAGACTAGACAAGCCCGAAGTGGGATTGCTTTGTTTCTCACCTAGAGTTTCCAAATACTTGCTCAAAGTGTCCGAAACAAGTTCTTGGTCATCAATCGGTTGGCTATCTGCAATCTGTGTGATTTGCGCCTGAGCGTAATCGACAAGTTCCTTTGGGTCGTCTTTGGAGTTGACAAGGGTAGCAGCAAGTTCTTTTACTCGACGGCCTAAAGCGTTTTCTCGCACCTGTAGAGAATATGCCGGTATCAGGTCGAGCGAATAACAAGCGTCAACGCAAGCGTAAATCAGTTCCGCAAAATTTGGTTCTTTTTCAATCAAGCTGAGAGCGTCAATGGTTTTGTTTTTTGTGCGCCGATCTAAAATCAGGTTCCAAAGGTTTTGTAAAGCCCATTCGTGAAACTCGTTCGGCTGTAAAGGTGTTTCGTCTATCGTTGCGCCATTTGAGATTATGGCCCCACCGATTACTGCGTGTTCAATCGTCATCAGAATCTCTTGTAACCGTCATAAGGGTCTTTGCTCAAAGCGCCTTTGGCATAAGTGTCAGCGTGTTCCATCCAGATTCTAAACCTTGCTGCCATATCCTTCACTTGTTTTTCTTTGCCGTTAGCAACTATGTAATCAATCATCAGTTGCACCTGTTTGGCTATGTCGGCAGAAGGGTATTCGTTTTTTATCTTTGCCAACTGGTTTTCATCAGGTTGCCAATCAAAAGAAAAAGTTTTTCGCTTAAATGTTTTGTTCTTAACATTGGTGTTCTCTGAATTGTTATTCTTATTGTCCCCGACTGAATCCAGACTGGTTTCATCCCGTTCGGTTTCAAACCATACGGTTTCATCCTGCCTGGTTATGTCCAGTAACACCCAATCAATAGCGGCAAACTTGCCGTCGGTTCTTTGGGGCCGGCTCCAAGTGATAAGACCTAAATCAGTTAGCAAATCACGAGCAGAATTGATGGCTGCTTCTTTGAGCGTTGTTTGTCTCGTGATTTGGTCGTAAGTAAGCTCGTAGCCGTCTTTATGACTCATAAGATACGCCAAGATTCGAAAAGCATTGGATGTAAGTCGCGGATCGCGAATCAAGTGGTTAGGGATTTGCGCGTAAGGATTCGTATCTAAACGAATAAGATTTATTACTGCCATTTCTTAGTGCCTTTCATAAGAATCGGCACTAGAATTAGTAATGCCGAAAGTGTGGTTTTCGGTTTGTGGGTCTAAGTGTTCATTGCTTAGGCCCACTTCTATTTTATCGCACATTGAAATCGACACCTTCTAGCAACATTCTTAGAGCCAACTCGGCTTGTTGCGGAACAACACCGTTACCGCACGCTTTCAACTCCTCGTTGCGGGTCAAACCGCAGTCAGTAATCCACCCATCAGGTAAGCCCATCATCCATTCGGTGAATCGTGAGCTTAGACGGTGTGCGCCATCCTTGCCGTCAGGTTTTGTTGGTGCCGGTGCTGGTCTGCCTAGTGTTTCTTCCCAACGGCGGATGGCTGGCTCAAACTTGCCCCATTGTGTTGTTCGTTCGGTTTGCCAAACTTCGCTGGCAAGAGTGGTGCGACGGTCTTGATTGTGACCTGTATTTTTAGAGTCATCAACTTGTGGTGTTGGCAGAAGGTCAATCTCGCCCGAGTTGAAAACAGCTCGAGCAACCGTGTCAGTCTGAACCACACCATCACGCTGGTGTTCGGCAGAACCATCTTTGTAATCACGAGTTGTCGGGGTTGGCAACAAACGCTCGTCACCATCCACCAAAGCCTTCACAACCGTTCCAACTTGCGGTGTCGCACGTCGCAAACCAGCCTCATAACCTTCAGCTTGAGCATCACGGGCTTTAGGTGTTGGCAACTTTTGGATAGGCGACAATAAAGACTCTGAACCTGTTATGTGGCGCACCGGCATCGGCAGCACGCACACCAACCCATCGGGCATCGTAACCATTTGCCCCGAGCTGGGCCAAACTTCCAAGAACGGCACCCAATGCCCGCAAAGAAGGTTCACCTGATCCGTCACCCACACACCATTCGCACGGTTCCAAGTCGCTATGGGCGTTAGCTGAGAGTAATCCTCTGACGTTTTCAATAACGACCAGGGCAGGTTCGATTTCGTCGATTGCTCTGGCAAACTCTGACCATAAACCACTTCTTGTTCCTTCCTTCAAGCCAGCCCTTTTGCCAGCAAGTGATAAATCTTGGCAGGGAAACCCACCCGTAAGAATGTCAACCTTTTCAACCTGAGTAAAGTCAACTTTTGACACATCCCGATAGTTAGGCACATTAGGGAAATGTTTTTCAAGGATTTTCGACGGCGCATCATCCCATTCACAATGCCAAGCCACCTCGGCACCAGTCACGTTCATTACAGCCAAATCAAGACCGCCATAACCGCTAAACAACGAACCGATTTTCATTTGACACCTGCTCGTTGACGACCAAACTGAAACGCCATAACTTCAGCGTAAGTGGCAGCAAAATCAAACGGTTGCTCAATGTGTCGATCAGCAACACAATCCGCTTTGCCACACAAACGTTTGCCAGGTTTATACGGTTGACCATTTTTCATCGGCTGAAAAGTGTCCAAGTCAAAGTCACCCTGATAGGGCCGACAAGACCCGACCTGCACCGCACGTTTCGCCCGACAAGACACGCAAGTGGTTATGAGCCGACCACGACTGAAAGCTTTAGCGACTGCCGCCGGTGACATTTTTGCACCGCAACGCTTACACGAATAATCCATTGCTTCCTCTCTCACAATGTTTAGGGCTTTACTTTATAGCCCCAATCATCAGAAAGCAAAATCCACTGCTGTGTCGGCTGATGCCAGACAGGTTTTTCGGCAGAATTATCCGTTTGTAAAAGTTTCCACCCGTAACGTTTAGCGATTTCCGCTTTGACGCTCGACGCTTCCATTTCAAAGTTCACAAACCAACACAACAAAATCAGGTTGGAAGGGTTATCCCGCAGTTTTGAACCGCCCATACCCCGATTAGCCCGATGTTGAACAGTCAGTTGTTCTTCGGTGCCACAATGCCAACATTGGTCTTTGTCACGAGTTCTAAGTTTTTTTAGGTCGGCGGCTTTCACGACGTTCGCCAAGTCAACTCGACCATTCGAGCTTGTGTTTGAACACTCATTTGGTGTTCTGATAATAGTTTGAGTTTCGTCTTAACCCGAGCCACCTTCGCGCGAGCAATGTCACGCCTAAACTTTGCTTCAGACGAGGCGAGAACGGCAAGTGCCTGACGATCCAAAGCAGTGCCTTGATTCGCCATAATCGCCTCGCTATAAGCCCTGTCAAAAGCCAACTCATACTTTGCCAACTCTTCTTCNGCGACAAACAACGCTTCAACACCTTTAGCAGACTCATTCCGAATCTGTTTCAGGTCTTGAATGATGCTGTCCGGTGTCTGAAAGTCCATAATCTATCCTTCCAAGAATCCTAATAACTTCGAGTTTTAGCCCTTCGGCTGTGTTTAGTTGCCCTGTATCCCACGCAAGGTTAGCGGCTTCATTCAGTTCCGTTGCTGCCGCCCACAGAATCGCTGTCCGTGAATCCATCAGCAACCGCCTGAATCTTCGCTAAAACGTCGTTTGACGCTTTGAACGCTCGTGCTTCTGCCCATAATGCTCTAAGTGTATCTTTTGAAGTCGCCAGGTAGGCTTCCGCAACCCAGTCACGCCCGATAGGTGCGACAGCTCGTTCGACCTTTTCCATTTCGCTACGGCTTGCAAGGCCTTTTTTGTTGCCCGAATACCCTGCCAAAGCCAAAGCACGACCCACAGCCGACGTTTCACAGTTCTCGAGGGCAGAAGTTTTGTTAGCCATTCCTGCGCCGTCGATTTCAAAAGCGTGACCCGAAGCCTTTAGATAAGGCACACCGTCAGCCACCAACCAAAGCTCTGCACGCACGACCCACATTTTTGCTGCACGATCAGTTGGTGAAGTTAGGTTTTCGGTGACAATGCGAGCGTCTGGGTGGTCTGCATACAGCAGGTTCAGTCGCTCATCGACGGTTGCGTAATCGTTTAGGTTGAATGTTGCCATTATTTTGATTCCTTATTTACTAGATACGGTGCTGCACCATTACGGCCAGCTTGTCGAACAACTCGGACTTCGCCGTTTATTAGACCTTGTTTTGCGTTGCCCATAAACGCCAGGATGCGTGATTTTAGTTCTGTCACAGTCCACTCAACTTGTTTTAGGTTGTTTAGAGCCAGAAGGTAGTCGTGTCCAAGCGTTTCGGGTAGCGCAATGGCTTCGTCAACAATGTCAGGGTTTTCGGCCCTAACAGTTTCGTAAGTTGATGTTGAACCATCCCAGTCGGGTGCTTCACCAATTTGCAACCCTGCCCAAAACTTGCTCGCCAACTCTAAATCGGTGTCTTGGGCGTATTTGTCCGCAATCACATAAAACTCACGATACTTTTGCCCACCAAAAAGAACAGACACAATGGCTTCACCAAAACCCATAACACGCATATACCATTGCACCTGCGAATAGTAGCTGCGAGGAATGTCTAATCCTGTGCCACGTTCGCCACGCTTAGGCAGATTCCAATCGTCTTCAAATCGTGCGGTTTTACATTCCCAGATTCCAAACTGACCGTCTTGCGTTTCATAGATTGCGTCAGGGTTTGCGTGCGACCAATCTTGTCGCCAGGTGCC